CTGAACGATAATATTGTCGTCAATCTTAACGTTAGGATGTGACTTCATTTGTTGAACGTAACCCTCTTTATTTTTTTCTAACTCAACTTCTTTAGGATAACCTTTATCACCCATTATTTTCTTTATTTCAGTAAAAATACTCATTAAAGATGGTTGACAGTTCATAACCAACTGTTCAAGGAATCCTGGTTTATTTTTAAAAGCCAATAATAATTTGTTAGTAACTAAACCTAATAAAGTTTTGTTTTTAGCTAAATCAGAATCTTTGTCAATTCTATAGATATAGTTCATAACCATATCTGGAGTAATTTCGTTTTTGGCATAGTCAGCACTATCGACCATTGAAATTAAGAATATGTCTTTCGCAGGGAATAGGTCTCCAGGGGATACTATCTGAGAAATTGTTTCAACATTAGAACGTGAATGTCTAAATGATGTTGATTTTGTATCTTCAGCACCCGCTTGTCTATCGTGGTGGTCAGTATGGATAACGAACATTGGTTTTCCGTGAGCAAAGTCCACTAAGACAGGCATTGTATCACCCTGAGCATCATTCTTCTTAACAGAAAACTCTTTATCACCATATTGAATTACGTGAGCGTCAACTACTTTAATACCATTGTTCTCAAGGTATTTTTTCATCGCAATAGCGGTAGTAACACCGTCTAAATCTTGGTGAAAGTATATTTCCGCTTTTGGATATCTTTTTTTAAGTAGGTTAATATCTCTTAACCCTGATTCTTTTAAAATTCTTTTCATATATTAATCCCACCCTAACCAGTGCATTGCTTTATCAAAAAGGTCACCTTCATCTGATTTACATTCGTTAAACAAGTTTCTGTCTTTCTGAGGCATTTTAGACATTGTGTCATAACCCCATACACCATCTTGGTCAACTTTAATCATATCTTGATATTTGAAAATAGCTTGAGCAGTTTTTGAATTAGGATAATTACCAATACTACCGTCAATAACTAAAGAATTACCCGCGTCGTCCTTAACACCTTTTTTATTTAAGAAACATTGTACCGCTCTCTTAAAATTATATTCTTCTAATTGTTCAAAGATATTACCTTTTGATTTTTCTTCTTGATGTAATTTAAGAATTGAATCTTTTTCCGATTCATTTATAATAAATCTCTTATTCATAATAAATTGTTTTAGTTATAAATATTCAATAAATAAAAAAAGGGGTTATAAAACCCCTTCAATTACTAATTGTTTTTTCTTTTCAACAAACTCATTAACTCGTTTTCTTGCAACATCTGTATATGATTCAGAAAGTTCAATACCAATCCAACGTCTGTCATTAACCTCAGCCGCAACTAAACTAGTACCCGACCCTACAAATGGGTCAAGAACAATATCATTTCTATATGTTAAAATTTTAATGGCTTTCGCTGGAATATCCATTGAGAATGTTGCTTTAGTCATTTGTTTAGTGTCTGCAAAGTATTCCCACTGACCGTACACTAAACTCATAAATTCTTTTTTAGATTCTTCAGGGTACATAATTTTGGTTTTAAACGTACCATCCGCCTGTTCCATATCAACAGGTTCACCAACCCATTGTGGTTCACCTTTTTCCTGTTTTTTAGAATTAATCTTATATCCTAATATTACACACTCTTTAGGATTATAGATATATGGAGATGATGGCGACATCCAAGAACCCCAAGCAGTTGTTTTACTTCTGTGTGGAGACTGTTCGTCAAGGTCTACAAGACCAAAGAATTTAAAACCAACTTCTTTCATAATCATCCAAAACTCAGCCATAAATAAAATACGACCACCTCTATCTTGAACATTAACTTCGTATGGAATGTTAACGGCAATTCTACCTCCAACCTTTAAAGTTCTGTACGACTCAGATAACCATTGTTTAGTAAATTCCCAATACTCATCCATACTCATTCTATCATTGTGTGAATCATATTCAATCCCAACATTATATGGAGGACTAGTAACTACTAAATCTATTGAATTTTCAGGAAATTTAGACATTTCTTTAATGCAATCCCCATTAATAACTTTTTGTGTCTCTATCATTATATTTTTTTTACATCCAACCTCTACCAGATTTTTCCATAGATATTAATCTTTGTTCTTCAACAAAAATCATAAACTTGTAAAAATTTTTAAGAATCCTGAATAGTTTTTTGTTTAATTTCTTTATTTTTACTATAAGCATCACAATCAATTTTTTCACTTGTTTTACAACTACAAATTGTCACAAAGATTAAGAGAAATAATAGTATTTTTTTCATAACTAATCAATATTTTCAGATAATCTGTATACTGTTATACCACTTTTTTTAATTGGTTCAATCATTAAATCTAGAAATACTGCGTTTTGTTCACCAGCGTGAAGACCTAAGATATTGAAATCATAAAATTCTTCGGCTTCTCCTTGAGTCATTAAATCACGTTCACAAAGAATCTGAATTATCTTAGGTTTAGAGTATAGAATTCTTCTACCGTTACCGAATTCTTCTACAATACCTACGATTGCATCTTCAAGACCGTCAAGTAATATTGCCCCCTCAGCGTATTCGTTGATATCAACAGTTATCATTAGTCTTTAATATTAAAATATTTTTCAATCGCCTCCAATTTATCGTCAGCATCAACTAATAATGTTAACGCCTCAGATGCGTCTTTTAAGAAATCATTTGCCGTGTGGTCTCCAATACCAACTGCTTGATTTTCTAACAGGTCTAAAGCCATTAATGCTTTTTCTTTATCTGCCAAAGCCTGTGCTTTCAAAGCTGCGAATACTCTACTTTTTTTCATTTTTTTTACGTTTTTTTTGTTTTGGTTTAATATTGTTAGAATGGTTATCTTCAATTTCTTTCTCAAAGATAACTTCTTTTTTACTTTCTTTAACTGTGTTTTTATTTATTTCAGTTTCAATAATTTCTTTAAAACTTTTATTTGAATTAGTTTGTTTTGTTTTATTTTTTTTAACAAAAATTAGTTTAAAAAACTTTTCAAAAATACTCATAGATTATTATTTTCTAAATTATTTATTTTTCTTTCCAAGTACCACAAAGCCTTTTTTAAATCTTGTAGTTCTTTATCCGTACCTTTTTTACCCGCCCTTGAAATATATTTAACAGTATTTCCAAGATGAAAATCTAAATCCCAAGCTTCAATAACTTTAATTGCTTCATATAGATTTTCTTCACCCCCGTAATGTTGTGGATGATTTACTTGTTCACTCATAAATTAATCGTTATAAATTGACCCGTTTTTATTATTCTTAAATCCTATGTTAGTTGATTCTACATTAGCTTTAGACTCCATCAAGTCTTCAGTTAACTCGTACTCATCATCATTTTGATATTCCTTTAACAAGTCTTCATTTGAAATAATTCCATTAAACTTGTCTTTTAGTTTTGTAGTGTCAACATCGTTGTACATTGCGTGTAATGTTGTGTCCAACTCTTCAGATAATTTTAATGATTCTGAAATAACATTAAGAATTCTATATGGGTCTGCGTTTGAACCAGGTCGTCTATCTTCAAGATAACCTTTCCAAGTTTCCCCAACAACCTTTGGAACTCTAATTGAAGCCCCTCTGTCGGATACCCCCCAACTAAACTTATCAATTGATTGTGTTTCGTGTTTACCAGTTAAACGAAGATTATTATCTGAACCGTAATTGTCAATATGAACTTTTTGTCTAGACTCAAATACTTTGAATATTGAATTGAAGTAATCTTCCCCTCCTATTTCTCTCATTCTTTTATTTGAGAAGTTAGTATGTAATCCTGAACCATTCCAATCACCTGATGTAATTGGTTTTGGATGTAGTTCTATTTGATATCCATACTTTTCGGCCAATTTATAAAGTAGGTATCTTGACATCCATAAGTCATCAGCCGCCTTTAAAATACCTTTTGAAAATGTTTGGTACTCCCACTGACCTAAAGCAACTTCGGCGTTAGTACCTTCAACAGTAATACCAAGGTCAAGACATAAGTCTAAATGTTCATCACTCAAATGTCTACCAAAGATTTGACCTCCAACACCGCAGTAGTATTTACCTTGGGGGTCAATCATTGAGCCGTTATCAAACCCTAAAATGTTTTTATTATGCCCTGAACGGATGAAGTACTCTTGTTCAAATCCAACCCAAAAATCCGAGTCCTCTTTCCCTAACTTAAATCTTTGATTGGTTTCGTGAGGTTTGTTATTTTTGTCATAAACTTCACAAAGAACATAAAATAAAGGGTATTGCTCATCGTTTTTAATCATACTACTGTATATTCTAACAGGTTTTAAATAACAGTCTGAAGAATAACCTTCGGCTTGCATAGTTGAGCTGCCATCAAAACCCCACTCTGGTATATTCTCAATACTTAAACTGTTGTGGTTCTGTTTATTGTCGATGATTTTAATTTTACTTCTGAGGTTTGGTTCTGGTTTGTATCCATCTAACCAAACATATTCTAATTTAATTTTCATAATTTAATAAAATAATATTTGCCAAGTTTTAAAGATTTTTTATGTTTATATCTAACAGAAAATAGAGGTTTTTCAGTCACTATAAATCCTTTCTCATTATCACCTAATCTAATGTAGAAAGAACTGTCATTCAAACCAAGTAAAATAGGATAA